GGTCTGTAATCAGCTTTAAAATAAAGTTGTAAAAAAGCAAAAAACCCGGCCCAAAAAGCTGGGTTTTTTGCATTAATATATGTATGAAAATAGTTTCCAGACAACAAGCCATTGAACAAAAGCTAACCCGGTATTTTACTGGTAAGTCCTGTAAACATGGTCATATTTCTGAAAAAAGAACCAGCAATAGAACTTGTATTGACTGCTTAGCTATTAGTAAAAGAGCTTGGTCAAATAGACTTGATGTAAAAGCAAAGGGTTTAATAAGATTAAATGCTCACGATAAAGCCAATCCCGCTGCTAAGTTAGCAAGAACACGTAAACGACAAGCAGCGTTATTGCAAAGAGTTCCAGCTTGGGACCCCCACGCACATCTTATCATAGCCAAGTATCAACTAGCTGCTATGCTTTCTACAGCATCTGGCGAGCCATACCACGTAGACCACATTATCCCACTGCAGGGTAAAAAAGTATCCGGTCTTCATGTCTTTTCCAATCTCAGAGTCATCCCTGGCTCAGACAACTCCAAAAAATCGAATAAGTTCGTAGTTTAGGGCGGAATGTCCCTTTATTTTGCATTAATATGTGTAGGAAGATTATTCTTATACTGACTGCCGAAACTTCCCGGTACGACGCCTCAGAGACAGTATAGGATACCCACTGAGATAAGGAAATACCATGTCATCAACTTTTACATCCCCAATCCGCGTTTTTAAACGTAACAACCCAACAAACGACGGCACAATCGCCCCAGACAACACTGGTGCAGTACAGAGCAGCCAACAGAGCTACATCACTAACCCAATTACGACAACTACTGCAGTAACTACATTGTTTACTACAGCGGACGTTGGATCCACATCAGTAACACCATTTGTATTGCCAGCAGGCTCACAAATTTCTAACATTCGTCTGTTCCAGACTGCTGCAGCTGGTGGCTTGGTTGGTGGCGTGATTACTATCGCAATCGTTCAAACTAGCCCAGTTGATGGCTCTTTGACAACTACAGTATTGGGTACAATTACCCCAACAGCAGCTGGCGGTGTTATCACTATTGCCTTCACAGCCTCCGCAGCTATTGCAACAATTCTTAATAACATCGGTACACTCGATGCTACATTGACATTCACAGCAGCTACAGTGACAACATTGTCAAGTGGTTCATTGAATGGTACATTTGATGTATCTTACACACCACGTAACTTTGATGGCTCCATTACTCCAATCGGTTCTGGCTATACAAATAGCTAATATAGATGGCGGGGCAACCCGCCTCTTTTAACCTTTTTAGGAGAAATATATGGCTAACGCCTACAATCCGTACACATCAGCAGTAGAATCCGTCACAAAGGTTGGGCGAACAGAGCCTTTTGACCTTCAAGTTGCTCGCAATCAAATTATGGGACACCAAGAAGTAAATATTTTTGGTTACCAGTCCGCAGTGACAACTGCACAGTACGCTGTGTGGGAAAACGTTGTGGATTACACATACCCAAGTTCCGCAGTAACAATGACATTGGCCGGCACCGCTGGCGATACCGCATCTATTTTAATCAACGGATTAGATGCAAACTACGCACAAATTTCTGAAGTTTTAGTACTTAATGGAGCCACGGGAGTTCCTTCAGTAAACCAGTACTTTAGAATTAACAACATGTCTGTTGTCGCCGGTAGTGCAACAAACCCATCTGGAGTAGTAACATTAACAAACGGTGGTGTAACATACGCTAAAATTAACACTAGTGTGGGTTCTTCACAGATGTCTATTTACACTGTACCAGCGGGATACACATATTTTATTACCCGTATTGATGGTTTTACATCATTTAATGGTAATAACGTAAACTACATCAACTACAGAAACAAAAACATAAGCCCAACAGGTATTGTATCGTATCGCGCCCAATCTCCGTTTACTCAGCAATATCACATTCAACGTGTTATGCCACTTCAATTCTCTGAAAAAACGGATATTCAATTTCAATTAGGTACAAGCACCGGCACTGCCGTAGTTAGTATTTTTGTTGAAGGCTATTTAATTAAAAACGACGGTCAGTCGGCTTAAGGCACTAGATGTCTGTCTACATTGACACCCGAGGCAACTCGGTACTTTCTGTTGCACTATGTGATCGGTGCAGCAGAAAGTTCGCCTATGTAGACCTGATGCCCGACCCCAACTTCCCTGGGATGCGTGTATGTAAGGACGACTTGGATAATTTTGATCCATGGCGACTGCCAGCTCGTCAGACAGAAAACATTGCACTGCGCTTTCCACGCCCAGATGTATCTGTTGCCACAGGCCCAATCGGTGGTAATCAGATTATGACCGAGAATGGTTTTACCAATCAGAACGCCATGTTCATTGAGGGTGTACCCGCGGCTAATACGCAGGGCGACTTGAATACAATGAGTAATGTGGTGCCGTCTCCTATGACCTTGGCACCAAAGGTTGGCTCAGTATCACCGGCCATAGGCACCAAGTCTGGTGGTACACATGTAACAATCTACGGAAGCAACTTCACGGATGTAGCGACTGTCCGCTTTGGTGGCACAGTAACAACATTTAGTCTGGTTGACTCCACCACTATTACAGCAATAACTCCAGCGTATGCAGTCACAGGTATCGTTAACGTCGAGGTATTATCTCCGTTCGGTAACAGCACAGCGTACGGGGCGTTTACCTACACTTAATACATGGATCAAAGCATAACACAACTACCCGTCGCTATCTCCTTAACAGGGGATGAGCAGACGGTCGTGGTCCAGCGAGGTGTTACCAAGCAGGTCCAAGTTAGCCTGATTGCCAATGCGGTATCCCCCGGCAAGTTGATCACCAACGTCGTACTAGACGCACAGAACTATCTGGTGTTTTATTACAGTGACGGAACGACATCAAAGACTGGCCCAATACCAGGATATATCTCAGCAACAATCAATGGCTCAGGTCATTTAATACTGACACTCACCACTGGTGGCACTGTTGACTGTGGTAATGTAGTCGGACCTCAGGGCCCAGTTGGACCCACAGGAGCCACTGGTGCCACGGGCCCACAGGGCGTACCTGGTCAAGGAGTGCCCACAGGTGGTACGGCAGGACAAATCCTGTACAAGATTGATGGGACTAATTACAACACTGGCTGGGAAAACCTCCCTGCCTCTGGGGTAACCTCGGTATCTGGCACACTGCCAATCTCCTCATCTGGCGGGACAACACCGACAATTAGTATTAGCCAAGCAACAACAAGCACCAATGGATACCTAAGCAGCACAGACTGGAACACATTTAATAGTAAGCAACCCTCTGGTACCTACGTAACATCGGTATCTGGTACTGCGGCAAGAATCTCATCGTCTGGCGGTACAACCCCAGTTTTAGACCTTGTAACCACTGCGGTCACACCAGGGAACTACACAAACACAAACCTAACAGTGGACGCGTATGGTCGCATCACACTGGCATCAAGCGGCGCAGCAGGCGGCGTGACAACCTTCCAGACATCGCTCTCTGGTCTAACACCATCCACGGCCACCACAGGAGCAGTCACCCTCGCTGGCACACTGGGTGTTGCAAGTGGTGGCACAGGGGCAACAAGCCTCACAGGCTATTTGATTGGTAACGGGACAGCCACAGTAACGGCCAGTACTACAATCCCAACCACAGCCCTCTCAGGGACGATTACAAACGCGCAACTAGCAAACAGTAGTATCACCATCAACGGCACGGCTACGAGCCTTGGCGGTACCATTAACGTCGGCACAGTGACATCCGTAACAGGCACTGCACCAGTTGTATCATCTGGCGGCGCAACACCAGCGATTAGTATGCCCGCTGCGACGACATCAGTAAGTGGCTACTTAACCAGCACAGACTGGAACACATTTAACAGCAAACAACCCGCTGGTACCTACGTAACATCAATCACCTCCAGCACGTTGACAGTTGCCGGAACTGGCGCGGTACCGACAATTAACCTAACAACAGGTATTGTTACTGCAGGAACCACAGGATCAGCAACACTAATACCTGTTGTTACAGTGGATACCTACGGCCGTGTTACAAACGTCACTACAGCAGCAAACCCGCAAGGCACTGTAACATCAGTCAGCGGTACAGGCACAGTCAACGGCATTACACTCACTGGAACAGTGACAAGTACCGGCAGTTTGACTCTTGGTGGTACACTGGGTAGTATTGCTAACAGTCAACTAACAAATAGCTCAATTACAATTAATGGTAGTGCAGTTAGCCTTGGCGGTAGTACAACAGTTACAGCCACCACAACAAACGCACTAACAATCGGTACCGGGCTATCTGGTACCAGCTTTAACGGCTCGGCGCCAGTAACCATCGCGATTGCAAACAGTGGAGCAACAGCGGGAACATACGGCTCAGCTGCAGTGGTGCCAGTGATTACAGTAAATGCCCAGGGGCAGATCACTTCAATTAGCACACAGCCAACTAATGCACCTGCCTATCAGGGTGTGTGGAACGCCAATACAAATAGCCCAACCCTGACATCATCGGTTGGGACAGCAGGATATTATTATGTAGTTAACGTCGCTGGTAACACCGCACTAAACGGCGTATCCGGCTGGAACATTGGTGACTGGGCAATCTTTAGTAATGGCGCGTGGCAAAAAGTTCCAGGTTCTACTACTGAGTCTTTTACCACGCTGATTACAACCAATTTACAAGTTGGTGGTCTTACTGGCTACATGTACGCCAACAATACCACAGGTAACGTAACAGCCAGTACTACGATTCCTACAACAGCATTAAGCGGTACGATTAGTAACGCTCAGTTAGCCAACTCAGCAATAACAATTAATGGGACATCTACCAGCCTTGGTGGCTCGATTAGTGTTGGTACAGTTACCTCAGTTAGTGGAACAACTGGACGCATTACTTCAACAGGTGGTGTAACTCCTGTAATTGATTTAGCAAGTGGTGTGGCAACAGCAGGAACAACTGGATCAGCAACATTAATACCTGTTGTTACAATTGACACATACGGGCGCGTAACTAGCATTACAACTGCTGCAAACCCACAAGGAACAGTAACCTCTGTAACTGGTACTGCTCCTGTTGTATCTTCAGGTGGCGCAACCCCAGCTATTAGCATGGCTGCTGCCAATACAACCACAAACGGCTACTTAACTTCAACCGATTGGAATACTTTTAACGGTAAGGGTTCAGGAACGGTCACAAGCGTTGCTGCGCTTACTTTAGGTACAACTGGTACTGACTTGTCATCCACTGTAGCTACAGGCACCACAACCCCTGTAATCACGCTACAAGTACCAACCGCATCTGCCACTAATCGGGGTGCTTTAAGTTCGGCAGATTGGACTACATTTAACGGTAAAGCCCCAGCCGTAACATATACAACTAATTATGTACCTTATGGTCAGGGGACAACAACCCCTGCTTTATCGGCTAACTTTAATTATGATCCAACTTTAAAAACATTAACTGCCCCTGCTATACAAGCCTCTAACGGCATTATTTTGAATACAAAGTCGATTGCGGCAAGTTTTACCATTCCTGCGGCTGACAATGCAATGAGCGTAGGACCAATCACAGTGGCAACAGGACAAACAGTAACAGTATCTAGCGGTAGTCGCTGGGTTATCCTCTAATTAGGGAATAGAATATGAGTCAATCAGGCTATACGCCTATAGCAATATACAGCAGTTCAACGGCTACCAACGTCCCCCTAGCGGCAAATTTGGTAACTGGTGAGCTGGCGATCAACGTCGTTGATGGGAAGCTGTATTATAAAGACAATGCCGGTGTCGTACAGACCATTGCGACAAACAGCACCAACTCACACCTCTCATGGAGCGCTGCAAATAATACTCTGATTGTATTAGGCACCGGCTCATTAGAGATACCAGCGGGTACAACAGCGCAGCAACCAGCGACACCAGCGGCGGGTATGATCCGCTTCAATACCACACTCGGTGAGTTCGTTGGTTACGACGGCGCTAGTTGGGCACAGATTGGCGGCGGGGCAACGGGCGGTGGTAGCGATAAGGTATTCGTGCAGAACCAGACCGTTGTAACAACTAACTACACACTGACGACTGGATACAACGCCGAGTCAGTGGGTCCTATAACCGTTAACTCGGGAATCACAGTCACAATCCCTAGCGGTGCTCGCTGGGTTATTCTTTAAGGAAATATTATGAGCGCAGTAGTTATAGCAGGAGACACAAGCGGCACCGTATCACTAACGGCGCCATTAGTCGCTGGTAGCGTGGTCGTCACGCTCCCTGGTACATCGGGGACGATGGCACTGACATCAGGAGCCACAGCATTTACCAACCTAACCGTCACCAACGACGCTTCTATATCAGGTCTTACTGTTGGTAAGGGTGGTGGTGCGCAAGGTTCAAATACTGCTTTTGGTTATCAAGCTATAAATAGTACAAATAGTGGTAGCGGACAAAATACAGGAATTGGTTATCAATCTTTATTTACCAATACAACTGGTAATGGTTTAACTGGTATTGGTTCACAATCTTTATATTCAAATACTTCTGGTAATGGAAATATTGGACTTGGTGGTAGCACTCCTTTTGTAGCAAATGCCGCTTTATATGCTAACACAACAGGAAATTACAATACTGCTTCAGGTAGCGGTGCTTTAACTGGAAATACCACAGGCTCTAGCAATGTGGCACATGGTTTTCAATCACTTGCATCAAACACCACCGCATCTAATAACACAGCAGTAGGTTATCAAGCTGGTTATACAAATAGCACAGGTGGCCCAAATACTTATTTAGGTGCACAAGCTGGTTATTCAAACTCTACAGGTGCTTATGAAACTTTTGTTGGTTATGCTGCTGGACAACTAACAACTGCAAATTATAATACCGCTATTGGTGGATTAGCATTGCAATACAACACTATTGGTGTAAACAATGTGGCAATGGGTTTACAAGCAATGCAAGGTGTTAATGGAAACTCTACACCAAATTTTTCAGTAGCTATTGGTTCTAATGCATTAAGTGGAATTACTACTGGTGGTAACAATGTAGCTATTGGCTATCAATCATTAAATTCAAACACCACCGCATCTTACAACACCGCAGTAGGTTATCAAGCTGGGTATAGTAATACTACTGGTGCTTATAATGTTTATTTTGGTCAAGCTGCTGGATATTCAGCAACAACAGGAACTTCATATTCTTGTTTTATTGGCGCACAAGCTGGACAAAATACTACTGGAACACAAAATCATTTCTTTGGTCAAGGTGCTGGTCAATATGTAACATCAGGCGCAAAAAATGTCATTCTTGGTGGTTTTGGTGGTAACTCAGGTGGCTTAGACATCCGTACAGCAAGTAACTACATTGTGTTATCTGATGGTGATGGTAATCCTAGGGGTATTTTTGATGGTAGTGGTAACTTTATTGTTGGTGGCACAAGTCAAATAGGTAAAATAGCAGGTTATTTTGATGGTGCTTCTGTTAGCGGTGTCGGTTTACAGACAAGTAAATCTACAACTGGCTCTAACTTTATTGTATTTAATAATTCTGCTGGTTCTGCCGCAGGTTACATCAATCACAACGGCACAACTACAGTCAACTATGTAACATCGTCAGACTATCGTTTAAAAGAAAACATTGTTCCACTTACAGATGCATTGGTTAAAGTGGCAAAACTCAAACCAGTTACTTATACTTGGAAAAATACAGACAACGAAGTTGGTGAAGGTTTTATTGCACATGAACTTCAAGAAGTTTGTCCACTAGCGGTTAGCGGTGAAAAAGATGAAGTCAATGAAGATGGTTCAATTAAAGCACAAGGCATTGACCCAAGTAAAATTATTGGTCTTTTAACTGCTGCAATCCAAGAACTGAAACTCATCTCCGATGAGCAAACGGTAAAACTAGAAGCACAGGCATTAGAAATCGCAAACCAAAACACGCAAATTGCTGCATTGACAGCGAAGGTAGGAGTCTAATATGACCACAATAATTAACGCATCGACATCAGCGGGGCTTGTTCAGACCGCAGATACATCGGGCATACTGCAGCTGCAGACTGCCAACACGGCAGCGCTCACCATTGACGCCAGTCAGAACGTGACCCTTACCGGCGCGCTCCAGAGCCCCACCATCAACACGCCAACAATCAACAAGATCAACACCTCGACTGGTTACAGCCTAGGTGCTGGTAACGCTTCTATTATGAAGAACCGCATTATCAATGGTGCTATGGTTATTTCACAAAGGAACGGCACTTCTAGCGTTACTCCAGCAAGCGGTGATTATATTGTTGATAGATTTAAGTATGAAGCATCACAAGCGTCTAAATTTACTGCACAGCAATTATCTGCTTCCCCACCAGTGGGGTTTAATAACTATTTAGGATTTACTGTAGCTTCCGCAGTTTCTATTGGTGCATCAGACTACTTTAACTTTGTACAACCAATTGAAGGATTTAATGCGGCTGATTTGGGATGGGGTTCTGCTAATGCTAAGACTGTAACTTTATCATGCCAAGTCTATTCATCTTTAACTGGTACTTTTGGCGGTGCATTACAAAACAATGCCAATAATCGTTCTTACCCATTTACCTATTCAATTCCTGTAGCAAATACTTGGACAACCATTAGCGTAACTATTGCTGGCGATACAACTGGTACTTGGCTTACAACTAATGGAACTGCAATTAGGGTTCAATTTGGTCTAGGTGTAGGTTCTACATTTAGCGGTACTGCTGGTTCTTGGGCGGCATCTAACTATATTTCAGCCACAGGTGCAGTCAGCGTTGTTGGTACTGGTTCTGCAACCTTCTACATTACGGGTGTTCAACTAGAAGTAGGAAGTAGTGCTACTGGATATGAGTATGTTAATTATCAGACTAGCCTAGCTAACTGCCAACGCTATTATTCTAAAATTGGTGGTGTAGCTTATGCCGCTTTTGCATCGGGGGTTAATAACGGAGCAACAGCCGCAAATTTATATATAAAATTTCCAACAACAATGCGTAGTGGTCCGACTATATCTTATGTGGGAACTGTAGCCTATTCATACACTAATGGTGCAGTAGCCAATTTAACATCTGTTGGGTCTATGTATTCATGTAATGATTCTTCTTTATGGCAACCAGTCGCATCTGGTGGCGGATTAACAAATGGATATGCTACAACATTAATATCTAATAATGATGCTACAGCTTATATCATATTTTCTGCGGAGTTATAAATGTACAAACTACCTACAACGATTTCAGGATGGCAAGTCAATTCTGTAATCCGTCTATCTGACAACGCTTGCATCCCATTCGACCCCGATAACACAGACTACCAAGCCTATTTAAAATTTATTGAAGATGGCGGTGTGCCATTGCCAGCAGAGGACATAGTATGACCACAATAATAATTACCCTTGCAGTCGTAACCTTCTCTTATATGTTCTATGACTTATTTACTCGTAAGACTTGGATGGATAAGATGA